GCATCAAACAAATCAAAGTGATGCAACTGACGGACATGATTTTAACTTACATGTTGCTGGGTCTGATAATTGGATAGATGGAAGACAACAATCTTCAGGTGCAAAAGAAGCAAACATTACACTTTATAATTCAGACAATGTTTTAACATTTAGACAAAAAGGTGCTAACGCAAACCACACAGCAAATATTACTTTAGATGGTATTTACGGAACGGACGCGCTTATTAGACAAAATAGCACAACCAATCAAACATATAACTTATCAGTGGATTGTTATACGGTTGGTGGTTGCTCAGTAAATGTGTTGCAAGAATAATGCAAGAGTTAGATGATTTTGGAAATCCAGTAGGAACATTATATCCGGGTGACGAAGATTGTCCTCAAGATATGATTTGTTTAACCGAAGAAGGATTTAACCAAATGCTTTCTGATGCTGATATGTATTATAATACAGAAACATTCCAAGTTGAGCCGATGGGCGATGCTGAAGCAATTATAGATTTCACAACGGATTTATTGTTCTTAGATATTTGGACTATTTTAAATATGGCAGTACCATTAACAATTTTCGCAGTATATGGTTTAACATTATATGCAGCAGTAAAGTATATCCAAAAGAAGTTTAGTTAAAATGAAATGGTTAACAAAGTGGTGGACGGTATTAATAACCATCACTGGATTTGCTGCCTTAAGTATATCAAATCCAAATTTTATTCAAAGTATAGAGTATTCTTATTATGACTATCTCCATTCAAAAAAGGAAAAAATTGCGTCGGAGGATATCGTCCTCGTCAACATTGACGAAAACGCAATTGCAAAAAACGGTCAATATCCTTGGCCAAGGGGCAGTGTTGCTGATTACATTAATTCTGGCCCTGCTGATTCTTTATATGTACTAAATATGATTTATTCCGAATCTGATAGGTTCGGAGAGGATAATCAACTAGCAGAGGCAATGGCAAATAAAGCTGTTGTATTATCTTCTGCTCCCACTCAACAAACATCAGATGGAGTTGGCACCTTTGTAGGTGTTGCAACTTTTGGAGAACAAAATGAGAATTGGTTATACACGTTTCCAGGATTATTGTACCCTGTGGAATCTCTTTCTTCTTGGGCTTTTGGTGTTGGTGCCACTGTTGCTATTCCTGACGCCCCAACCGGAGTCGTGCGAAGAGCGCCCCTCGTTGTTAAAGCAGCCGGGAATCCCTATCCATCTCTCGCCCTCGATACATTACGAGTGTTTACAGGAGAACCAAGTTATCAGATGAAAGTCGGCTCCAATGGAGTCGAGTGGATACGAATGGGTCGCCAAGACCCAATTACAACAAATAGTTTTGCTGAAATACCAATTGCATTCTGGAACGAATTTGAACAAATTAGTATATTAGACCCATTGCCATCTGGAAAAGTTCTTTTATTTGGCGTAACAGCTGAAGGATATGCTAATCCAGTCGCAACCCCAACGGGTGCAGTGTATCCCCATGAAGTTCAAGCCCATCTAATTCAGACCGTTCTTTCAGGAGTCGAAATACAGATTCCCGACTGGCAGCCAATAGCCGAGCTTGGTCTTCTGGTGTTATTGAGTCTAGGTATCCTTGGAGCGGTCTATATCTTACCCACAACTCTTGCGGTGATAAAGAGTTTATTTCTTCTTTTCTCCTCCTATGGAATATCATTGTATCTTTGGAATGATTCTTTAATCTTCGTTGATGCAACTTTGAGTTCATTAGCTTCCTTAGTAGTTTTTGCCCAATCAAGTTTCAACAAGTATTATATCACGTTTTTGGAAAAACGTCAAATACAAAAGCAATTTTCTGGGTATGCTTCCCCAACAGTTGTTCGTCTCTTACAAGAAAATCCTGCCCTCATTAAAGAAGGTATGAAAAAGGAAATAAGTATTTGTTTTTCTGATTTAAGAGGCTTTACACCTTTAGGTGAAAGTTTTGGAGACGATGTACAAGGCTTGACAAAATTGATGAATGGATATATGGATTCAATCACAGAGCCTGTCCTTAATGCTGATGGAATGATTATTAAATATATAGGCGATGCTTCAATGCATATTCACAATGCGCCTATTGATGACCCAGAACATCCTAAAACCGCAGTGCAAACTGGACTCAATATGTTAAGGAGTGTAGAAAAATTTAATGAAAAAATTGTATCAGAAGGAAGACCACCAATTGGTATGGGGGCTGGGATTAACACTGGCCTTGGTTATCTTGGTGAAATGGGTTCTACAGAACGACACAGTTATGATGTACTTGGCGACAGCGTTTCAACTGCTGCACGAATTGAGTCTAAATGTAAAGAATATGGTTGCCTTTTATTAGTAGGTGGAGATACAGTAAAACATTGTCGTGATGACTTTTTCTTTTTAAAGGTAGATGATTTGGCCGTAAAAGGCAAGACAGTAGGTATTGAAATTTACACAGTTCTTGATTTGGACAAGAATAAATATATTAAACCCACAGAGATGCATGAAGCAATGCATCTGAATTATCGAAAACAAAATTTTGATAAGGCCATTAAAATCTGTAATGACTTGATGGAATGTTTTGAAGGCCAAATGGCTGGTTATTACAAGATGTGGATAGAGCGTTGTGAATACATGAAAACACAAACGCTACCAAGGGATTGGAATGGAGTCTTTATCGCGACTACTAAATAAATTTATTATCGGATTACTTTTTCTGAGTATTCCAGTAAGTGCGTATGTGCCTAAAATAGAAACACATTACATACCCAACGTTAATCAAAGACATTTAACACAATTTCAACAAGGGCATTTTGCTCCATATAACGAATATTATGTTCGCCGAACAATTGTAGGCAAATCGAGAATAATGTCTAACGGTGCAATTATCCAATTACCTTATGGTCCTAAATTTGTTCCTACTTTTCATGATTTACAACACAATCCAAAATTCCAGGAACGTGCTCCACAATTCTCAGTAAATGATGTAAATCTTAACCTAGATATGTCCTCTCCAGATTTTGGTTGGACTGAGAATGAAAGAAAATGGATTGATGTATTCTTTTGGACCACTCAGATACTTGATGTATATTCAACTTATAAAGGTATGAAATATGATTGTTTATATGAAGCAAATCCTTTATTACCTGAAATTCCACAAGTTCATGAAATGGTCGGTTTAAAGTTAGGTATTATTGGTGGATTAAAATTTGTTATAGATACGGACGAACATTTTTGGTATGGTTGGAAATTAGGTGCAGGTATATCAACAGGAGTTATTGTAGCAAATAATTTTAGATTGATTCATAAAGCCGAGAGGCAATGCGAAAAAAGATAGCTCGTATATATAATAATGTATCTAATAAAAGATACAAGACATAAACACACATACACACAGGAGGAATTATGTCAAACGGAAAATCAGGGTACGAGATTCGTGCCGACCTACTCAGTATGGCTCAGTCCATATTATATGATAATCTTGAAAGAAAGATTAACGCTACTTATCATCACAACGATAACCATCCAGATGATAAAAAACCTTTACCAGCTCAAAACTTTACTGCTCAAGACATTATTAATGTTGCGTCAGAATTAAATGAGTTTGTTGTAGCTAAGTAATAGTAAGGTCTATAAAAAAGGGAGCTTTCGCTCCCTTTCTAGTTTTAAATGATTGCAATCATTATGCTATAGTACTTATGCTGTAAAACATCATTCCCATGAAAATGGAAACAAGAATACACTCCATACAAATCTCACCATTGAATTGCAATCCTTCTAAGAATTGCTTCATTGTATTACCTCTGAGTTTGTTATTTTTGTTTTTCTAGGTAGAGAGCCTGTCGGATCTCATACATAGGAGCTTTTTTCAAATAAAGAAAACTTGAAAGTATGGAAACCATTATAATAATAAATTCTAACATTAGACTTTTTCCTTAGGTATACAAGGCGCCCAAGGCAATACCCAGTATTTAACGAATGATTTTACCCAGCCTCTTTTAAAAAAATTTCTCATAATGGTGGATTTACTCCAACAAGAGAAATTGCAAAAATACTACATAATAATATGATTTCTAAATTCTCTTGTATTCTGTTTTTATTCAAATTTTTCATACCGCCAATCCTATCAAATAAAATGCTAGTAGCATAAATCCAAATACTGATACCTGGATTATAGAAGCGATAGTTATTTGTTTCATGGGATGTACATTTTCGAGCTTGTCAAAAAATGTATCGTCGACCGTAGGCGATAAATTAACTGCTTTTAAAATTTTAATATCAGTCGTTTGACTCATTATGTCCTTATGTTAAAATGAACTGTATGCCGATTTGCCATACAATAGTATATATACAAAATTTTTATATTATATTATAAAAATTAATAATATTTTACAAAGTTGTCACAAAAGTCCGTTGCGGATTTGTTCCTTGTAAAATTTTTTGATTTTATCCAAAGATAAAGCGACTGCCGGTGAGAGGACCTCACCGGAGTCTTCCAAGGCTCGAATGAGCTTGCGTGATAACGAGAGTTCCATTGCGGTCCCCTCTTGATGAACTTCTGTTCTAGTTGACATTGACTGTCTCTAGTAGAGCTTCGATGTCTGAAATTTCAGATACAACATCTGCCATATTTTGTTTATGATAAATCCTAGCCATTTTTGCCAAAATGTTTTTAGGAATATTCACATCTTCAGATAAAGAGACAATCGCCTCTTTGATAAAGCTTCTCTCAGCTTCTTGACGAGTGTATGAATTGGAAATTTCAACCATACAATCTTTAATTCTCTTTTTATCACTATCGCTAGTGGGTAAAATAATATTACTCATAATCAATCCTTATCTAAAAAATTTTCAAGCCATTCGTCGCCGAAATCGTTGAACCATTTGCTGCCAGCATAAGCCAATTTAATGATTTCATACCAAGCAACCCATATTACTACTGGAAGTGCAACCAATGCAACTTTCCCCCAGCGTTTCCAATTTATATTATTCATAGAGTGTATTCTCCAATCGTTTTAAATTTACGCCTTGCCTTTGAAAATTGTTTCATTGGTGAACGAAACGTTTTCATTACTCCGTCAGTCCTCTCGTAGGCGACGAGGTGACCATTTTCATTGAGGTGATATTTCCCGTTTGCCACAGGCGTATCTCCCCAATCAGTAATCTCTTGAAGAATTTGAATCTTCATTATGTATTATCTCCATCGAAATACTTTACTTTAGATTTATCGAAAACTTTATGGTATTGCTTGTTTAAGAAACCACCTTTTTCCCAAATGAGAGGGATATGTTTCTTTGCGTCCTTCTCAACAGACATGTGACATCCTATATAAGTGAATATCGCAGCGACAATCATAATGATGACGGCAAAAATTTGATTTAATAATATTTCCATAATTTACTCCACCCAAACGTGATGATATTTCTTTGGGTAATTTTTACATGTATAGTCAAAACGACTATCATAATTAATTACTTTCACACACTCTTTTGTAGAATAGCTGACATGTACTTCTGGCAATGGAGCCGAGAAGAAAAAGAAATAAATCAGAGTTCCGAAGAGTATGGCCAGCAGGCCAATTGATGTGATTGTGTCAAATGTAGCTTTACTCATTACGCGGCCTCACAAAAGTATTGTTTCAATTCGTCTGAAGATAGAATTAATCCATCTTTCATAGTGAAAGAAGAAGAATAAAACTTCCTCTCCTGCCTTGGAAGCATAGTCCAGGTTTCAAACCTAGACTCAATCTCAGGTCTCATATAACCAAATTCTCCATTCAGAGTTTTCTTGGTGGCAATGAAACCATACTCGGCCTGAGTAATGTAAGTGGGAGTTTCCCATTCCTGGAAATGGTCCTCAGCTTTGAAATCCATATCGTCGATAACTTGCATATCGAGAATGTATTCCTCTGAAGCGTCATTATGATAAGTCACCAGAGCTTCTAGCTCGTCCCAAAATGAGCTTGACTGAGCTTGGTCAGCCGTCACATCGTTAACGATGTAGGTATCACCGCCCTTGAACTTCCAGTAGTCCTCAGAAACGCCAGGAACATAGTCCTCGTTGTGCGCGGCATAATTTTCACGATATTGGGTTTGGATAACAATTTTCATAACAACTCCTTTTAAAAAACCTTTTCCTAATTTATGTGACCATTATAACAAATTTACTTGTTAAAGTCAACACTTTTTAAAAATTAATCGTCCTCTTGGACTTCACTAACTTTTTCTTTAATCTTTTCAGCAATCTCAATCAGCTGAGAGATTTCATCAGCATCTCTTACTGTGTCAAGTTCAAGTTCGATTTTAACTTTCATTACCATTGTCTCCTAGTGTAGATATAAGCGTCAATTTCTGAAGCGTTAGCGATTCCACCGACGATTGAACCAAAATTACTATATCCATATTCATTACCAGTTCTAGGATTAACTCTCTTTTTGATTGGCTTTCTACCTTTTAATTCAACCCTATATCTCACGTCTCTGCCAAATTTATCTTTGACCTCACCTTCTTTAAGAAGTTTATTCATAGACTTGACTGTGTCCTTAATCTTCTCAAGTTCTAGCATATCGCCAGCACAACCAACATGGAATCTACCGACCCACGCATCAGTCCTCTGTTTACCTTTAGAATCTCTTTTTACAGAAACACCGTCCTCAATTAAAAGTCCATTTTTATCAAACTTCATTTTTTCTCCTTTTTTCATAATTTATACAACCATTATAATACTTTAACAAGCAAAAGTCAACACTTTTACTGAAAAAAGTGCGACTTTTTTGCTTGAGAGAAAAAGGCAACTTACGCTGCCTCCGCCATTTCCACTGCGATATTGAGAGCGTCAAGCTTTCTCTTCGCATTGTGACCGAACCAAGCTGCGGCAGCCCTATAGTCTGCGTTTCTTCCTAGTTCATGGTCTGTCATATAAGTGACCGCATTATAAGCGTTCCACCATGTACCTGGAGCGAAGTTCGCACCTGGTTGAGAGTCAACAATTTCCAAAGCCCTTGCAGCTGTTGGAGAAAGATTAACACCAGTCTTGCTGAGTTCTCTCTTATCGTTGGTAGACACACCAAAGACTTTACCGAGGAATCTCTCAAAGTCGTAATCAGTATAACGCTTCGAACCTAAGAATTCAGCAGCTTCCTTGAACTGAGTAATTCTAGTATGTGAAATACCTAATAGTTCCTTTACCTTTTCAGCGTCAAATTCGTTTCTATGTGAAACTCTGACAGCTGGTTGGTTGTTCTCAGCGAGGGCCATAGTCAATGTATTATTACATACAACCCTTGTCATAACAAACTTAACGTCGATTGCACGACCGTATAGATGAGGATTAGAGAATAACAGATAACCTTTTACCTCGTCTCCACCAAAGAGTTCAAATCCATCACGAACATCAGCTGTTGCGAATACAATTTGCCCATCTTTCAATGAACCAGCTGTGTCCATAACCATATCACCAGCTTTAACGAAATCAGTAAAGAAATCAAAAGCTTCTGAGTTCTGAACTGGATTCCAGTTTCCACCGACATTGGTTAGGATTTTTCCATCAGATTCCCTAATCAGCGATTGCTGACCTGTTGGAATCTTTTCACCATCGAGCTCTACAAAAGAGTCGACCTTTCTGACAGTCCAGTCAAGACCAGCTGCCTTTTGCATTTCTTGAGGTGTCATGTCGTCACCGACAGGTACCCCAAGTCCGTGCCAGGGAACCCCAGCAGTCAAACGATAGGCCATCTGAGCCTCACCGTTTACCATTTCAATATTATGTGCCATAACAAATACTCCTATTTAAAAATTAATTACACACCAAAGAAGGATTTTACGTCCTTCCAACTTCCTTCAACGAGTGGAGCTGCGAATTCATTATCGATTCCCCATACCGTTGATAAACCGTCACAATCGCTAGGCGATACTGTATATTTTACGTCACCTGTTTCTAAGTCACAGATACGAAAATCGTCATACAGCGCATGTCCGCAATTGTTTTTGAAAAATACATAGTCCTGATAAATGTTAATTTTATCAGATAAGATAAGCTGTTTCAGCTTGTTTGTGAGCGTATAAGTTTTATTTCGTAGAGAAGTGTCCCTACAAAACCAGTCATACCAACCAGCGTCACATTGTGTACTGACACTGTTCTCATCATACGCACCAGCGTTAAAATTATTGAGATAATTTTGTATAGATTGATTCATATTTTTTCCTTTTCCTAATTTAGGTGACCATTATAACAAAATTACTTGTTAAAGTCAACACGTAAACTGAAAAAAATTAGGCAGCGACCTGAGTCACGCCTAATAATTTAAATCCGAAATCGCAGACCATGAAATGGTCGCCTGTGTCAGTATCTACAATAATGTCACCAACTGAAGTCGAATGACCACCTTCGCCGATTTTCTCGACTTTGTCCATATCGTTCCAAAGATTTGTCAATCTGAAAACCTCGTCCAGATCTGAACAATCAACTTTAAAACATTCTTTGTAGAATGGTAGAGTTTGAATATCAAACTCGTCGTCCTGACTGAAGTGCATTCCGTCCATTCTAGCTTTCCAAGCTGGTGACTTTTCAGTTGCGCCACCCCAGCCGTATAGATTTGGATATTCCTTTTCTGAGGTTGGAATTTTAACCTGTTTTACAATATATTTCATAACAACTCCTTAAGATAAATGATTAGATATTGCGTTGTTAACGCCAGTTTTAAATAAAGAAAGTTCAGCGGGGTCCAGAACAATTTGTCCCTTAAAGAACATTTCAGCATTTTTTGCACCGATTACATCTCTAAGCGCATCTCTGAACACAGCATTCCTATCAGATGTTTGGAAACCAGAACCTTCTGGCCAATCAGAACAAATCCATTCAGCAGCAGAGTCAATTTTTTCCATAACAAACGTAGGACCTTTTTCAAAAATCCTAGGTGCGTTTTCGGCATTAACCTCGTTAATTAAATCATTCAACTTCATTTTTTCTCCTTTTTTCATATTATGTGTACATTATACCAAAATTGCTTGTTAAAGTCAACACTTTTTGCGAAAAAAGTTTAATTATTTTGCAAAGAGGCTTCGAGGTCCTCTAAAGTATCCTGAGCGTCTCGGATTTCGTACAAATCCACCTTGAGTTCTGAAATCATTGCTAGTGTTTCAGGTGGGAAATATTCCTTCCCAAGGTGGTCATTTAAAGTCAGCATCGCGACTTCTGCCTCTTGTAGAGCGAGGACCTTACGGTCGATATGTTTTATCACGTCCATCATTATTCTCCATAAGATACAAATGCGTGTTGAGGATTTTTAAGGCCAAACATTCCAACCTCGTCAAATCCATAAAGGATAAAACCATCTTTAACTGGGTCAGTACCCTCCTCGTATTCGACTAACTCAAACCCGGAGGGGATACCACCTGAAAAAGTTTCCATTTTAAATTTTTGAACTTCAATATTCATATTAATCCTTATCGCTTAATAACTTTAATGTCTTCATAACCAAACCAAAAACCACTAGCGTCACCGTGACGCATATAGTAGGTTTCTCGAGCAGCGGATTCCGACCAGGCTTTAATAAAACCTTTACTGATTCCGTGTAGATAAATTTCGTAAATATTCATTTCCTGTTTCCCTATTTGATGTAGACATTATAATACGTCTACTCGTTAAAGTCAACAGGTTTCTTAGACTATTTTGTTATATCGTTATAACTTTCTAGTATATGAAAGGACTAGCGTTTGTGAGGTTCGACCCAATTCTCATCAAGGATAATTTGAGCCTTATCCTTAAGGGATTGGTCTGCCAGAGTCAATACTTCCATAAGATATTTCTTCTCATGTTTGTAAGCTTTATGAAAGAATTTCTGGTCGTGCTTGACAATAGATTCACTGTTATGAATCAGGTCAGCTACTTTAATTGTTTGAGACTCGGCTGGTCCCAAAGCGAAATGGTCAGCGTCCATTTTTTTACGGAACGCTCTATTTCCGTCTTCCTTTTCGGAGACGTTTGTACAATAGTGTACATATTCAGCCACGACTGGGCCAAATTGGTCTTTAATTTCTCTAAATGTCACAGGGGTATCTTCTACAACGTCGTGTAGCAGTGCAGCGCATATCATTTCTGGCGTATGTTCCACGGTTTCGACTATCTTTGAAACGCCGATAGGGTGTAGTACATAGGGTTCGCCTGTGTATTTACGTCTTTGCTCACCGTGGGCTTTTACAGCCAACATTAATGCATCATTTATAAGTTTTTTTGAATTTTTCATATTTCGTATTCTAACACGATCGACTTTAAAAGTCAACCCCTATTAATGAATTGTTTGAGGTCCTTCCTCAAACATTACTTCCAACATATCATGACAATGGTCAGCATAACCAGCCTTTACCATTTCCACAACTGAAGGAAATTCTGAATCCGTGTCTACTGGCAATACACCTAAATCTCTATGTTTCTTTAAAGGAAACATGTCTTTAATATAATGTTGTGCCGCTCTAGAAGATTTAAATGAACATGCAGTTGTTAAACCAAAAGGATTATTTTCTGCAAAACACGCATACATTCTATGGTCGTTTTCGATACCCAGCTGATGTGCATCGTATGTTCCTAAAAACACACCCATCTTTTCATCAACTATTATGTACCGTTTTTTGTTCATATAATTCTTTATATTTTTCCCTTACAGCCTTGAAATGGTCCAAATATTCTGAAGTATCAATAATAAATTCTTGTGGTTCAGAATCATCTACACCTATCAAGACAACACCTTGGTCAACCGGTATACCAGTTCTTTCCTCGAAGGCCTTTGCATAAAATGAAACCTGCATAAAATAATTCTGGATAAACTCTTCTTTCTTTAGTTTACGCGAAGTTTTAAAGTCAATAATAGAAAGTTTGCCATCATATTCGGCAATACAATCTACTTGGCCAGCTGTTTCCAGTTCATCACTATAAAGGAAAGCCTCCTGGAACCATATATTATTTATCTTTTTATCAAGTACCGCTTTCATTGTATTAAACATGAACATATTTGATGGTTGTTGACCTTCAGCATAGTCTTCTTTATTATCTATGTAATTTTCACAAATTTTATGAACAGCTGTTCCTCGTCTTGCGGCTTGGCCACTAATCCGGTTTGCCTCTGCCTCTCCAACTCGTTTACGCCATGCGGCAATACTTGCTCTACTGAGAATACCTAATACAGTAGTGACTGATGGATAAGCTTCTCCAGTAGGGGTAAAATACCTACGGCCTTGTTCTGTTGTTTTTCTTGTGATATGCGGTAATTCAATACCATGGTCATGGTGGGTAAACATAATAAATCCTGTGTGTAATAAAAAACTAGCTTACGTCAATGGTCCTATTATCGCCATAGAGCTCTTCTCTAAGTCGACTGGCATCTTGAGCTAGTTCAAAGAAGAATGTGTGTACACCTTCTTGTGGATTGATTGAAGATTCATATGATTTCTCGTCGACGTTTGAGGATAACCATTCTTTTGCCTTATCAGCATCTGAAAGGTCTTTTACTTCGACTCGAAAACAGGCTCCTCTCAACCAATTTAATTTGTAATTTTGTATTTCCTGTGTCATAATACTATATATCCAATTAGAAAAAAAGGACCGAGCGAACCCGGTCCTTCCAGTTCTCCTCTAAGCTACTGCAAATGCAGTGTGAACTACGTTCCTATTAGTTTCATATTTGTCTTTCGCAATAATATATTCCCTTACGAGGCCTGAGCGAACAATATCCTCGACTCCAAAGTTAATAACTCTAAATGAAGGAATACGATTGAGTACATTGATAAAACTACCTAATCCACTCACATCGTTTCTATTACGAGAGTTGTTTAAATCATCTTGTCGTGTGTCTCCACAGAATATGATTCTAGAAGATTCACCTACACGAGTAATAATACTGTCTAACTCGTGATATGTCATTGACTGACATTCATCTACTACAATAATAGAATTATCGAATGTAAGTCCTCGAACAAAAGAAGATGTCATAAATTTAATTTGGCGTTTTTGCTTCATTATCTCCCAAGCATCTCCTCGGCCAAATAAATTGTTTACGATATCTGCATAAGGTACTGAATACACCGCTTCTTTTTGGGCTTGTGACCCTGGCATAAATCCTTGCTCTCTTGTTTGTACTGCGGAACGAACAATTATCATTTGGTCATAATATTCAGTTTGTAGAATATCTTTAAGACCCATGTATAAGGCACACATTGTTTTTCCTGTGCCTGCCGTTCCTATTGCGGCGATATTGTATCCAGCCTGGTATGAATCGAACATATCTTCTTGAGTAATAGTGATTGGTTTAATAGGTTTCATAGTAAATTTGGAATTTTGAATTCCTTTCGATTCCCTTTGCAATCTTCTTCTCTCTTTCTGTGATATACGACTTTTTGGCATGTGTCAACCTCCTTAATGATTAACGCCAGATTATTCCTATTTCCAGTCGTTAATCTTGTTTCCTGTATAAGCTTTATTGTTTTTCATTGACGAAAGCAAATCACGAAATCCTTGGTCAGGTTTCATACGACCGAGGCGCGCAGACTCAATCACAGTTTGTCCGCTAGAAATTCTTTGTTTAATGTGGGGATTATCTTGTAGGTATTTTTCTCTCTCCGAGATTTTAAGGATTTTCTCGAAGATCTCACCAGTGTTGGTGTCCTGAAATTCGTATGTTGGCATTAATTAAATATCCAAGCTGTCATAGTTTTATTTATAAGACCATATCGTAGATTTCCTTCCAAGACGAAACTTTTTCTATATTGTTATGTACGAAATCTTTGTTAAAGTCATGTCTAATCAGCACTGATTTAAGGCCGAGTGTATCACCTACCATAGCGTTTTCTGGTTTATCTTCGACCCAGATACACCCACTATCCTTATAAGGTAATAGAGCGTCGTCCTTGTCAGCTCCACACTCCAAACAAACGAGCTTTTCAAATACATTTTTACCAAATAATTTTTCGAGGTTCTTCTTTCTCAATTTACCCGCGTAAGGGTCGGTTGATAATGAAGTAATACAATGGAATACATATCCACCTTCCTCGTTTATCTTTTTAACATATTTGACTGCGTCTCTTAGAGCTGGTAAATAACCAATCGCTGCTGATTCATTAAAGTTTTGAACAAGTTCTTTGCCTTTTTCCTTTGGAATACCAAATGTTTCCGAAACTTCATATCTGTTTTGTTCCACAATTTTGTATCCGTGGTCAAGCATCCACTTGTAAAATCCATATTTCCAATCTAGTAATACACCGTCGCAATCAACAAGTATTACCTTATCACTTCTAATATCTGTCATTTTGTTTCCTTTTTCCATCATGTTATATTATAACACAATAGAAGCAAATGTCAACCGTTTAGTGACCGTATTTTTCTTTAATACGCTTTTTTCGATTGGATTTTCTGTTTTTGTTTCTCTGTTCTCTTTTACGGCGATCCTGTGTTTTAAGATCTTCCCATTCAGACTCAGGGAAGTCCCTAAATCTCTTGGCCATAATTAATTCCTTATCTCATGTCCATAGGAGTTGTGAATAAGTTAGGAAATGCTTCCTCAACTGTTTTGAGAGTGACACCTTTGACTGGTGTATGTGATATCATATTATTCGAGAGAAGTTCAGCATCATTATCTTCAATATCTTCCAATAAAGAAATGAATAATGATTCTCGTTTAATTTGATTTAAATTGTCATATCCACCACCCTTAATGAAGATTTTCAGACGCCTTGCTTCTCTATAAAGCATTGTGTTAGCATCTGGTAAGTTATTTTTCTTCCAAGGTGGGGCTGTGTCTGGTATTAGAAACTCAATCTCTTTATCATAGATAAGTCTTAATACTGTGCGAAAGGCTGGATTGTCATTCTCTTGTAAAAATGCAACCTTTTCTTTTTTCGATTTAAGTTTGCCGGTTTCATTTAGAATATCCGACATTGATAATTTTAAAGCCATACTAAAAATCCTGTATATCTGTTATCAAATGTTTCAATTTGTTTTTTACGAAATAATTGAACAACATTTCACGTCCAACTTCTTTCTCTTTATTAAATTCTGAAATAATGATATCTTTGTATTCTTGTGGAATCATTGTCAAATCAATCATTTGTTTATTACGATTAAATCTGAGTCTGGTTTCTTCGTCCATGTTGTCAGGTTGTTCTGTAAGAGTTAGCATTCTCTTTTTTGTCATTGGACTTTGTCGTTGTCCAATCGCCAAACAATTATCAGAACTTAAGACATTTGGTACACCGTCACCAACATCACCTTTCAGAATATGTTCTTGTAAATATTTATTCGGGTTATCGTTCCTAATCCAGCGTTTGAGAACTGGGTTATATTGGTCGACATTTGCGTATGTGTGCAACTGAATAAAGTCCTTATCTCCAGAAAGAATCAAGATCTTTTCTCCACCAACATTAAGGTCCATACCATGTTCATGAACAATTGTCGCGATAATATCATCAGCCTCACAACGTTCTACATTAATGACCTTATATGGGAAAAATTCCTCGAGCTCTGCTCTGATTTTATGAATCACATCAAATAATTTTGACCAATCCAATTCTGAGTCATCTCTGTTCTTTTTACGATTTGCCTTGTAGTAAGGAAAATAATCTCTACGCCATACATTCATATTATCAACACAGATAACAATTTCTCCATAATCATTAGAGAATTTTTTCCTGTTATAGCGAATACTATTTAAGAACATGTGGCGAATTAGATTTTCATCTAGGTCCACATTTGTGTGATTTCCAATACTTGCAAATAGGCTTGCCAGCATTACCTGGTTATAATCAACTAATATCATAATTTAAATCCAAAGTTTATTTTGTATATTTTAATCCATTTCTGGGTCAATGTCAACACTTTCTTCAATATTTCTTTTAAAACCACCTGTCACTAACTCTCCATCATCTGTTGTATGTGATAACACATTTTCACGAGCAAACGCATGTAGCGGATGTTCTACGTCCATAGAGAGTAAGTGTAGCGATTTAATGGCCTCGAAAACTAAAATCATATTCGGAAAATATTTGTCAATATTATCATCAAAATTACATCCAGCTCTATCCATCTCACCTAAAACATTCTCCCAAATGATTTGAGCTAATTCAGATGAATAACTTTCCTTATACGCAAGTAATCTTTCCTGCACATCTTTTGGACTTAAAGGAGGTTTGTCTAAATGAATTTTTGGAAAATTAACTACATTATCCGGCTTTTTCGACATTGTCTAGTACATTCCTTATGACAGCATTCCACATATTTACAAATGATGGAATATTATTTCGCGCAAGGGCAAATCTGTCCGAATAGGTAAACCCATTAAAGTAGTTAGGGTCAGTCTGCATTGAAGTCAGAATTTGTCTAGCTACCGCAAACGCATAATTTGCATGTTTTTGTGGGTCTTCGATGTAATCATACATCACCGTAGCGTTTGCTGCTGTTTCTGGTAAGGCCGCAAAATTTGGGTGGATACAAATACATTGGCTCTTAATAGCTTCGATTAGTGCAATACATGATGTTTCTGGCCAAATGTTTGGATATAGGAAAATATGTGCTTCCTGTAAAGCGGCCAATACCTCAGCATTACTTTTGACACCGTGATAAGTCATATTTGGATGAGCTTCAATGTTTTTATAAAGTCCTTTATAGGCTTCATCTCTATCTTCCCAACCATAAATGCCAAAACCAGAATAAACATCTAAATGAATATTATCGAATTGTTTAGATAGTGCATCGAATACAGGAACTAATAATTCCAAACCACGATGCGGAGTTGTGTGATAAATGAAACGAACCTTGTCAGTAGCCATTTGTACTGGAGCATATTCCTTTTCAATCGCGTTATGAATGACTGAACATTTAGAATATGGAATACCAAATCGTACGATGTACTGGTCTCTTTGCCAAGATGTCACAAAAACAAAATGGTCAAATTTTTCCCAACCACCATCATTCAGTACTCTATTTTCTGGGTCAACCGCAAGGTCGTGACACCAAAGAATATTTGGCACGTCATCATATAATTCTCTAGGTCTTGATAAGTGAATTGCTACCTTTGATAGGAAATCTTTATCAACATTATTGACGAGACGTTGTCTCATCATTTCAGTTCCACCGTTAGAATTTTTTGATAATTCTGTGTTGATTACTTCGCCCTTATATACTACGCTCATTGTAAAGTTGCTCCAATTTCATCGACAGCTGTTTCAATCTGAGCTTGAATTTCCTGTCTTAATATATTTAATTCTTCTTCCAATACACTAATTGCTGTATAGTATTGGCCACCTGCTTGTGCGGGAATTTTAGCTTTAAGGTCTGCAATTACTTCCTGTATTGCATCATACTTATCCATTTTATTCATCATTTTAATTCTCCATAAATTTTATGTGACTCACGTTCATTATCAAATATCTGTTCAAGTGTTAAATCAGTACCTTTCATACTCCACCAACTATCCAAAAATTCGTAAGAGTAAAAAGCAGATTTTGCTTGTTCATTATAATAATATATATTCTTTGAGCGAAAATCTTTCACGTTGTGATTGAAGAGTGGGAATGTAATCACCAATCCAAATCCATGTAAAAGATTATTCTCAGTTGTGACTGGACTTCCTAGTGGCATACGATAATGGATATTACCATTTCCAAAATCATCAAAATAGTATTCAACAATTTTCTTTGCGTATTCACGTTTCATGATGTAAGCCTGCAAACCATGGTCCCATAATTCTCTTTTTCTAGGAATCATTGGAATATATTCGTTGTTTACATCATAGGGATATTCAAATACATTACATAAATGCAATGCGCCCCAGTCCCAATTATTACACTTCTCAATATATTCAAGAAGAGTAAAG